GTTTTGTTGATGCATCTGTAACACAAGCTGCAACAATAAACAAAGCTAAGCAAGAGTATATTTCTGCTGCAACTGAAGCTGTTAATCTTAGTAATGATATACAAAATTTAAACACATCATTAACTGAAACAATAAAAGGTGCTGCAGAAAATCCATTTAATACTGTTACTAATGGAGCAAAAGATTTAGACAAAACTATTCTTGATGTAACTAAGAACTATAAAGCGTTTACTAAATTAACTGCTGAACAAGTTGGAACATTTATTCCACAAGCAAAAAATGCTTTACCAACACCATTAGCACCACAAACACCATTAACTAAAGGACCATCACAAGCTATTTTAGAAGCAGAAGCAATTGCAAATGCTGCTACTGAACAAGCTAAATTTAATTATTTATTAAACGAGGCTGAGGTAACATCTAGATTTATTGCACAAGGTCTTGGAAATGTATTTCAAGCATTGCAAAGTGGAGATAACATAGGAGAATCACTTGTAAATGCATTTAGAGATATGGCTATTGAATTAGCAAAAATGGTAGTACAGGCTTTAATATTTAAAGCAATTATGAATGCTTTAGGAATGGGTGCTGCTGCTGGAACAACTAGCGATTTAACAGGAGGATTACTTGGTGGATTAGGTAAGTTATTTGGATTTACTCCAATGGCTGAAGGTGGAATAGTAAGCAAACCAACTTTTGCTATGGTCGGAGAGGGTGGAGAAAGTGAAGCAGTTATGCCTTTATCTAAATTAGATACTATGTTAAGTAATGCTTTTTCAAGTGGAACAAATAGTGGTAATTCTAATAATGGTGGTCAATTTATACTAAGAGGTCAAGATTTATTACTTGCAGTAAATAGAAGTCAAAAGGCATCAAACATTAAAGGACAATCAATCAGTTTAGCATAATGGCTTACGGATTAAGATATACAATAACTCAAATCTTAAGGAATGGTACAAATCAAGTACTTGAGATTTATGAGAGAGATTATGTTGCTGGAGTAGTTAAAACCTATAAGCCAGTATCAATAATAGTACAACCTAACTCAAACGAGGAATATCCTTACCCTACAATAATATCTACTCAGGTTAACTTTTCTATATTATTAGAAACACAAGATGATTACGACCAATTTCCTGATGTACTTAGTCAAGATGATAGGAAGTATTATGTAATACTTAAAGAAAGTACAAACGTAATGTGGAGAGGTTATATGTTTAATGATTATACTCAAATGGGTTTTTCAACAGGCATTACTCAAGCAGACTTTACTTGTATTGATGGTATTTCATTTATACAAAATATTGAATATGTAAGAGATGATAGTATTAATCAATTAGACACTCAATTAAATGTAATTAGTGATGGCTTAAAGCTATTAGCTTATCCAGATGTGTTAAATTTAGTTGTGGCTTGTTCATACTTTGCAGGTGGTATGGTTGATAGGCAAGATGCAGTAAGTAACGAGCCATTTAGTCAAATCTATCAGTATAGAAGGGATTTTATGGGGGAGTCTTATTATGATATTATTGGCAAAATAATGACCTCGTTTAATTGTAGAATGTTCCAAGCAAATGGAGACTGGTGTATATTCTCAATGAATGAAATGGCAGCTACTACAAATTATTTTACTAAATATAATATTCTAGCTACTCCTACAATAACAAGTAGTGGTGTTTTAAGTAATACAGTTAACGTAGTTCCTTATGCAGATGGAAATGTGCATTTTATAAATAATAGTCAAATAAAGCTATTAAAGAAAGGATTTTACAATATACAAGGGAGAGGTGCTTATGAATCAGCTTTAAACTATTGCGACAATGCAGACTTAAAGCTAAATGCTTTCCCAACTAATACTGCAACTGGGTTTATTTTAGGTGCAACAGGAGATTCAACGGCAACAATAGTACCAGATACGGCAGGTCAATTTGATGCAGTTTCTTTAGTAAGAAATACAAGTGGATTAGCTAGTATTGAGAATGGTAATTTAGCTGCTCCTAATTATTTCCTTCCTTATATAGGGGAAGTTCCTTTTAAATTAAGTTTTGAACATACAACTTCAACAGGTGCTAAATTGCAAATTACACTAAATACATCAGGAGGACTTAGATATTTAGATACTAATGGGCAATGGCAATCTTCAGTACAAAATTTAACAATAGACCCATCTGAAAATTTTACTACATATACTAGAGACATTCCACCATATTTTGTATCAAGTGTTGCAATCTTTGGGTATTTAAAGTTTAAAATTATATGTGATGTTTCAGGTCAAGCATCATTATTACAAAACTTTATTATACAAAGAGGAGATAGTGAAGTAAAGTTTATTGAGGCAAACTTTGTGGCTGATAATACAATACAATCTACTTTACAAGTATTTGAACAACCCTATGGAAATAACTATCCTACTAATTACACTTTTTCATCTAATAAAGGTGTTTTATGTGCTTCGGATGGTACATTCTTAGAAAACTGGTATTCATCTTGTCCTAGTGGTACTCCTTTAGGAGCAGTAGATTTAATTGTATTTATGACTTATCAAAACATAAGAAACCTAAATAAGAACGTAGCAACTGTTGAGTGTGATTTAGGAGAACATATAAGCGGTGGAGGATTTGTCTATTTAGATAAGGTTTTTACTACAACTGATACAGTTACAGGTAATTTGTCTTATACTGGAAAGAAATTCATAATGAATAGAGTAAGTCAAAATGCTTATGTAAACGAATTAAACTCAGTTCAATTAATTGAGGTTAGCGTTGCTGAAATAACGGCATTTATTATTCCAAATTACATTACAGATACAGGTCAACTTGGTCCGTTTTGGTTAGCACAATTTAATATTAATATAGTTTAACTTTGCAATATGGCAGATAAAGTACAAGGTAATAATATGATTCTCTATTGGCAAAATCCCAATGGAGTATTCTATCTAAATGGTGGTGTTTCACAAGGCACAATAAGTGGTAATACTTACTATGAATTAAGTTCTACTGAAAATGTAGGTGCTAGTGCTGACTTTACTGCAACAGGAAATAATGTTATAGCTAGATTTATTACAGATGTGAATAAACCTAATATGACTTCTATACTTGCTGGGACTTGGACTTTTAATTCTTATGTTTCTATTACAACAGATTTAACATCTAGCCCATCTTTTTACTTTGTTGTATCTAAGTACGATGGAACAACATTTACAACAATAGCAACAAGTTCTACTACTGTTTTAACTTCAATTAGCAAGACTTTATATAGCACTTCATTGACTTTCCCATCTACTGCACTTGGTGTAACTGATAGAATAGCAATAACTGTTTACCCTTTAAATGTAGCTGCAAGAGATATTACTTTTTACACTCAAGGAACTAATGTTTCTAAGGTAACAACTACAATACCAACGGATATTCCTTTTGCTTGTTCTACAAATTGTTCTTTCTCAGTTAATGTGGACCAAAAAGAAGTAACATCTCAAACAAGTGCTTGGTATCGTGAATTTAAGAACGACATAGCTAATTGGAGTGTGAATTGCGATGGTTTAATAACATTAGAGAATTACGGATATTTATACCTATTACAAACGCAACAAAATAGAACACAAATAGCCATTAAATTTGCTATTGACAATGGAGTAGATGGCTTAGTAATTATAGGTGGAAATTGTAATCTTACGAGTTTACAAATCAATGCTCCTTATAAGGACATAGGTACTTATTCAGTAGGCTTACAAGGTTCTGGTCCTTATACAACTTCAGGAGTTTCAATAAATCAAAATGGTGTGATAATAACGGCAAGTAGTCAAGTGTATATGAAATCTGCAACGGCTGCTGGTGGAGAGACTACTATTACTTTTGCAGATATGATAGGAAAGACTTGTTTAGGCTTTACAAGAGGTGGTGTAGAGGTAAGAGAGATACTTACAACAGGAACTCCTACAAACGACCAGATTAAGTTTACAAGTGCAAGTGGTGTGGTTACTTTTGGAAGGGCATTAGAAGCAGATGAATTTATTAGAGGAATATTTCAATAATTAATATGAGCAATCAATTACAAATATCAGGAGCAGCAAAAATTAGGAGCATACAAGGTCCAGTAGTGGCTAATAGTGGTGTAATAACTGCCTTAGATGGTGATGCTTCTCAATATGTTAGAGGAGATGGTACTTTAGCTGATTTTCCTACATCAACAGGTGGAGGTAGTTCGGTTTCTTATTATCTTAATACAAGTGTAAGTCAAGGTACAATAGGTGGGGTTGCTTATAAACAATTAAGTAAAGTTCCTATTAGTGGTGCTGGAACTGATGTTAGTATTTCGGCTAATGGTTACATAGCAAGTTATTTAACTGATGCTAATGACCCTGCTTTATTAGAAGTACCTGCTGGAAACTTTAATTGTGAGTTTTATTTTAGTGTAAACTCTAATGCTCACAATCCTTATGTTTATGCAGAAGTCTATAAGTATGACGGAACAACTTTTACCTTATTAGGTAGTAGTGTAAGTGTTCCTGAGTATTTAACTAATGGAACTACATTAAGTCCTTATTACTTTGCTATCCCTGTTGCTACTTCGGTTTTAACTATAACGGATAGAATAGCAATTAGAATATATGTAAACGTAGATGGTAGAACAGTTACTTTACATACTGAAAACAATCATTTGTGTCAAGTAGTTACAACTTTTTCTAAGGGATTGACTACATTAAATAGTTTGACAAGACAAGTACAATTCTTTCAGACAGGCACAAGTGGAACTGATTTTGCAATATCTTCAAGCATAGCTACTCATACTTTTAACTTGCCTGTGGCTTCGGCTGCAAATACTGGTAAATTGAGTTCAACTGATTGGAGTACATTTAATGGCAAAGTTCCTTACACAGGAGCAACTGCAAATGTTGACTTAGGTACTAATAATATTTTCTCAAGTTTTGTGTATGCAGAAGGTGCTGGTGGTTCATCAAATGGTGGAATATTAATAAAACAATATAGTGGAGCAGTAGCTGCAAACTCTGGTTATACTTCGTTATTTGCTACAATAAATCAATTAGGTATAAATTTTAGTGGTGTTTATAATGCATTTTTACAAAGTGGAACATTTACTGCATCTAGAACTTACACACTTCCAGATGCAAGTGGAACTTTAGCTTTATTAGAAAGTACTCAAACTTTTACTGGTGTAAATACATTTAATAATGGTTTAAATTTAAGAGCAGGATTTTATCCAGTACCAACTGTTGGAGATACAGGATTAGCTTCTAGTGGTTCAGGACTTTCAATTTTATTAAAATCAGGTGTAACTGTATATACTAATAATTTACAATTTAGTAATGCAAGTAATGATTATACTTTTCCTAATGCAACAGGAACAATAGCACTTACTTCTAATTTATCTAGTTATGTGCCATATACAGGTGCAACTCAATCAGTAGATTTAGGTATCAATGATTTAAGTTCAAGATATTTATTTGCAAATGGTAATGGTTCTGCTTCAGGAATATTAGCTATGAAAATTAGTACTACTGTTACTGCCACAAGTGGTTATGGAACAATAGGAGCTTTATCAGGTCAACAATTTGCATTTGTATCTTATCTTGCAAGTAATTATAATAAAATTGCATATTTTAATTTAAGTGGATTATCTGATAGTACAGTCAGAACTTTTACCTTGCCTGATGCTTCAGGCACTTTAGCTATATTAGAAGCTGGTACACAAACATTTACTGGTACCCTTAATGTTTTAGGCTTATTAGGTACAAAATATGGAATTAGTATTGAAAAAGGAAACACTCCTGCTCCATTAAGTGCTAACGATATTTTTATTTATGCTTCATCTGGTGCTACAAATATTATAAACTTTGCAAATAGTTCATACAAAGCAACATTAAGTTTTCCATCAAGTAATCAAACATATACATTTCCTGCCGCAACAGGTACTTTAGCTTTAACTTCTAACCTATCTGCT